TCGGACTTAAGTCCGAACTAGGTCGAATACGCGGACCCTCGGACGCACACCGCTCAGGTGTGCCGGGGTCACGCACAGCAGCCTCAGCGGGGCCGCTGGAGCCGCGCCCGGGGTCAACAGGTGCTCCGGACCCTCGGCCCGGGAGAACGCCCTTCGCGGGCGTCTCTGAGGCGGGGTCAACGGGCGCACCCGGATCCACGGACGGCACGGCTTCATACCCGTACCTAGTCAGGAATTCTGCCGACCATACGCCGTAATACGGTGTCGTCGGGACAGGACGCAGCGGCGAGGCTGCGTCGAACGCTTCGCGCGCATGACCGCGCGACGAGTTGCACTCGTGGCAGGCGACCACGAGCCCATCGACCGGGGCGTCCCCCAGCGAGTCCGGGTCAACGTGGTCGAGCGTGCCGAGGTTGTACCCGGTTGGACCGGTCCACCGCACGACCTTCCCGCAGTAACGGCACTGATCGCCGTCACGGAAGATCACCGCAGCTTTCTTGTTCGGGTCGCGATTCTCCCGCGACCGTGCGCGGCGACGCATGACCTCCTCGCGCGGCTGAACGTGGATAAACTCCTCGTCCGTGAACAGGCGCAACTTCCTTTTGCCCTCCACTTCAACCCACGTGAGCAGGCCCGCGCCTACCGCTACGTCAATCAGGTGCGCACTCCGCGAACGATCGCCGTCACGGAACGCTGCGCCCCTCTCGATAATTCCATCCGTTAAGTGCTTGGCCGAGTACGTCGCGAGCGCCATGAGGAAGCCGAACATCTCGATGATCGAGATGTCCTCGGCACCCTCCACGTCGTACAGCGACATGAGCTTCGGGTGGCTCAGCGCTTCGTCGCCGACTCGTACCCAGGCCATTACTCGCCCTCCTTAACACTCGTTGTCTTAATCTCCGACGGTTCCCAGCCATCCTCCGGGAACAAGTCCCGGGGCCGAAACGCCGGGAAGTTGCGCCGCATCCAGTCACGCTCAGTTTTCCGCTGATACTCAGCCTCAAACCTCCGGAAGCACTGCCTACAGCGCGCATGCCCTGCAGCGAGAACCTCACCGCAGTCCGGGCAGTACCGCTCCATCAGAACGGCAGCTCAGACGGAGCAGCAGGTGCTCCCCACGGATCATGCTGCTGTGCGTCTAGCATCGCGCTCGGCGCCCACCCACCCTCAGCAGGACCAGACGCAGACCCTGCACCGAAGCCGCCCGCGCTCGCGGGCTGTGCCTGGTTGCGGGTGACCTGCGCGCGTGCGCGGCGCAGGGAGGGGCCGACCTCGTCGACCTGCAGCTCAACGACCGTGCGACGTTCACCCTGCTGGGTGTCGTACGAGCGCTGGGTGAGGCGACCCTGAACGATGACGCGCATGCCCTTACGCAGCGACTCGGCGACGTTCTCAGCGGTCTCGCGCCACACGGAGCAGCGCATGAAGAGGGTGTCGCCGTCGCGCCACTCACCGGCATTACGGTCGTAGGTTCGCGGTGTCGATGCGACGGTGAAGTCTGCGACGGCAGCGCCGGACTGTGTCCAT